TTTTATTATGAGGAAGCTGGGCAGCGCCGAGACGATAAAATCTTCGATGAAACTGCTGTGGTTGGCGTTCAGGAGTTTGCTAGTCGCCTTCAGGCTGGCATTGTTCCGAACTTCGCTCGCTGGGCAGACTTCATCTCAGGCAGCGAGGTTCCTCCAGAGCAGCGTGACTCAGTAGACAATGAGCTAGATGAAGTCACTGACTATGTGTTTGAGGTTATCCAGAACTCAAACTTCGGTCAGGAGGTTCACGAGTCGTTCATTGATCTAGCAGTTGGGACTGGGGTTCTATGTGTAGAGGAAGGGGATTCAATCAATCCCGTTGTCTTCTCTGCAATCCCGTTGCCTCAAGTGGTTCTCGATACTGGGCCAGATGATCGCATTGACCATGTGTTTCGTAAGCGCGCAAAGGTTGAGATTGATCACCTTGAGATGATGTATCCCAACAGCACGTTTGCCCCAGAGGTCATGAACCTCAAGGGTGGGAACAACACTACCGATGTGCTTGAGGTTGTTTGTCGGAACTACGCGCGCGTAAACGAAGAGGCTTACTTCCACTACGCAATATGTATGCGCACCTCTACCCTGCTGCATAAGAAGGAAATGGCTGGCGTTGGGTCTAACCCGTTTGTCTGTTTCCGTTGGGCTAAGTGTGCTGGTGAGGTCTATGGCCGTGGTCCGCTGATCAATGCGTTGGCCGCTATCAAGACAACGAACCTCACGATTGAGCTGATCCTTGAGAACGCGCAGATGTCTATCTCTGGCATTTACCAGATGGAAGATGATGGCGTTGTGAACGTGGACACGATCCAGTTAGTGCCCGGGACTATCATCCCCAAGGCAATGGGTAGCTCTGGCCTTCAGCCTATCAATGCGGCTGGTCGCTTCGATGTGGCCCAGCTTGTCCTCAATGACATGCGGATCAATATCAAGCGCGCGCTTTATAACGAGATGCTTGGCGACCCTAACAAAACGCCCGCGACTGCTACTGAGATTGCTGAGCGTATGGCTGACTTGTCTCGCCGGATTGGTTCTGCGTTTGGTCGTTTGCAGTCTGAGCTTGTTCAGCCTGTTCTTCAGCGTGTGGTTTATATTCTGAAGAAGCAGGGGCGGATTGATCTCCCCACGATCAATGGTCGTGAGGTTAAGGTCCGCTCTGTATCGCCTCTCGCTCAAGCGCAAGCCAACCAAGACATCTCATCGGTTGCTCGTTACCTTGAGCTGGTTGGAACAACCTTTGGCCCTGAGATGTTGCAGATGCTTATCGACAGCGAAAAGACTGCTGTTCACCTAGCTAAGAAGTTTGGTGTGCCAGAGAGCTTGATTCGTGATGAAGAGCAGCGTAGACAAATAGCTGCAATAGCGCAGCAAATGGCGCAGCAACAGCAAGGACAGATGGTTGCCCCAGAGGGTTAATATCGGAATCGATGGTATTCAGCGTAAGGCTGATGCTGACCTTGAAGTTAGTCAGAACGTAGCTGAGGTATTCAACAGCCCGACTGGTGCTGCTGTGCTTCGCTACCTTCGATCTATCACTATTGAAATGGTGAATGGTCCTAACGTCACGACTGAAGAACTGAGACACATTGAGGGCCAGCGTTATATCGTTGGCCTTCTTGAGCAACGTATTGCCCATGCACATAGGAGCAAGCAACAATGAGCGAGAGCCTGATCAGTGGCGAAGCGTCTGAATCTACAGAAGCGCCCGCGGAAGAAACGCAAGCAACCGAAGCCCCTGAATCGGGCGAACTCCTGCTTGGTAAGTATAAATCTCCAAACGACTTGGCAGAGGCGTACAAGTCTCTTGAGTCAAAGCTGGGCGCGCGAGAAGAAGACCTCCGCAGCAAATTGCTCGAAGAGCTACAAGCAGACGCATACAAGGATCGCCCAGATAGCGCGGGCGATTACCAGCTACCTGAAAGCGTTAGCGCAGAAGATGCTGTAAATAGCGAGCTTCTAAAGTGGTGGTCTGATCACGCATTCGAGAATGGTTACTCTCAAGAAGAGTTTGAGAATGGCATTAACATGTATGCCCAAGCTACTATGGGTAGCCAGCCTGACCTTGAGGCTGAAGCTGTAAAGCTAGGCGACAATGCCAATACACGCATTGAAGCTGCATCGGCATTTGCCTCTAAGTTTTTCCCAGAGAATGCGCTGCCAGCAATTGAGCGGATGTGCGAAAGCCATGAGGGTATTATCGCCCTTGAGCATATCATGACTGCAATGAAGGACGGTTCCTTCTCCGGCACTGCTGCACGTACTGAGGCAGTAAACGAGCAGTCGTTGCGCGAAATGATGCAAGACGAACGCTACCACAATCCAGTGAAGCGCGATCCGCACTTCATCAAGCAGGTCGAAGAAGGCTTCAAGTCTCTCTATGGCTAAGCCCATTATAGAAATGTGCGGTCTTGAGCTTCATGAGTTTAAGGCTGCACACATTGAGCCGTTCTACCAAGATATAAGTTTTGAGACGGAGCGAGAGCTGCGTGTGGCTTACAAGGTAGAACCGCTAGATGTTCTAATGAGCTGTCTCAAGGAAGACATGGTTTACTCAGTAATGCGTGATGGCAAGCCCCTTGCAATCACTGGCCTAACTGACAATGCCCTGATGTGGCTGCTTTTTGGTAAGGGCTTGCGCAGAAACTCTCTGCGCTTTGCTCGATCATCTCCTGAGCTGATCAAGTACTACCACAAATTCGCGAATGAGATCAGATGTGAAATCTGGGACAAGAGCGATATGATAGCCAAATGGCTAATGATGCTAGGCTTTGAGCAAGAGGCTGTCCTCAGCCCTGATGCAGAGTTTAGCTTTTTACGTTTTGTGCGTTGTGCAAACGTAACGGACTATGTTGAGAGTCCAATATCACGGCCCGTGATGCACTGAGAGGCCCGCAAGGATACCCTCGCTGATGTGAAAGACCGGACACCCGTTCACCGCAACTTCTTCTAAGGACTGATAAAATGGCTAATACTATCGACCAAGCCTTCATCAAACAGTTCGAAACCGAAGTACATATGGCGTACCAACGCATGGGTTCCAAACTGCGGAACACTGTTCGTACTACCAATGTCACGGGTTCGACTGCACGATTCCAAAAGATCGGCACTGGCTCTGCCACGACTAAATCCCGCAACGGTAACGTAACTCCTATGGAGCTTGCGCACACCAATGTGGAAGTCACCATGCAGGATTGGTATGCACCTGAGTATATCGACAAGCTGGATGAGCTGAAGATCAACATCAATGAGCGTCAAGCTGTTGCGCAATCCGCTGCTGCTGCTCTGGGTCGCAAGACTGATGAGCTTGTGACAGCTGCAATGGATGCTGGTGCTAACGCTACTCAGATTGCTGACGCAACTGGTCCCATTGCAAAAGCAGACCTTCTCGCTCTGTTCGAAACATTTGGTTCGGCAGACATTCCAGAAGACGGTCAACGCTATCTTGCGATGTCCCCTGCTGGCTTTGCTGACATGTTCGGCATCGATGAGTTTGCCTCTTCGGACTACGTTGGCCCGCAGAACCTGCCATTCGCAGGCGGCATGACCATGAAGGAATTCCTTGGCTTCAAGGTCTTCTCGACTTCGGCTGTTGCTGGCGGCAAGAACTACGCTTACCACACCAGCGCTGTTGGTCTTGGCATGAACGCTGATGTTCAGACTGAGGTCAACTATGTGGCTGAGAAGGTAGCTCACCTTGCCACGTCGATGATGTCGATGGGTGCTGTTGTTATTGATAGCAACGGTGTCTACGAAGTTCTCGACAACAACTAAGATAGGGGGTGGGGGCTTCGGCCCCCATACTTCACATGAGTGTAGCTAATACAGCAATTAAGATTTGTTCGCGTGCTTCTCTGCTTATCGGCGGCGAAGCTATTTCTTCATTTACCGATGGGACTTCTGAGGCAATCGTATGCGATGCGATGTATGAAGATACTGCGCGCGCTGCACTTACAAACACACGATGGCGCTTTGCGACAAACCAATCGATCCTAAGTCGATTAGTCGCTCCGCCAACTGGTCGCTTCAGTGCTGCCTATCAGCTGCCAAGCGGCATCCTGATGCTGAATGCAATCACTGTAAACGATCACCCGATTAAGTATGACACCTATGGTGACAAGGCTTATGCGGATGCTTCTGATACTGATGTTCTGATTGCAGACTACATCTACCGCGCCGATGAAGCTGACTGGCCCCCGTACTTTACCATTGCTGTTGAGTATATGGTTGCTGGCATCTTGGCGACTTCTGTTGCGCGTGATGCAACGCTATCCCAGATGATGGAGCAGAAGGCTTTGCTTTACATGACGCAAGCTCGCAGGCTTGAGTCTCAGCAGCAGACTACTCGAAAACTAAACACCTCAAGGTTTGTTGCTCAAAGGCGTAGCTGATGCAAAAGGTTCGTGTTCCACTCAATAGTTTTCAGTACGGAGAAATCAGCGAGAATGTTATTCATCGCGTTGATTCCCCGATTTATCAGGCTTCTGCGCAACGCCTTGAGAATGTATTGGTGCGAGCTGAGGGTGGCGTAAAGAAGCGCCCGGGAATGAAGAACATATTCCAGCTGTTGCCCTCACGAGACACCAGTAAAAAGCTTCAGTGCAAACTTATACCGTTTATCTTTTCTGACGACGAGCGCTACATTGTCGCAATTCAAAACACATATCTAAGGGTGTTTAGGATTGATGGCGAGAACGTTACTCAAGTTTCTATACTTGCGGGCGTTCCATTCGATGACGACTACATTCATCAGTACACCTATGCCCAGTATGGGGATGTGCTTTTCATTGCGCACCCTTTGTTCATGCCGCGAATGATTATTCGAACCAGCCTAACCTCATTTACGGTGGAGACTTTCTCGTTTGATCAGCGTGTCGATGGGCTAAAAATCTATCAGCCATACTCTGTGTTTCACGGGAACAATGTCACGCTTGATCCAGCGGCTACATCTGGCACCAATGTTGCCGTAACAGTTTCCGAAGCTTACTTTGATACTACTGGTGCAGTAGATGGGTCTGGGAACTATCCTGACTCACTGCATGTTGGCGTATTCCTTCGGTATCACGATACGGAAATGGAAATTACAAGCGTCCAATCCGCTACACAAGCGCGCGTCTCGATTAGTGGTACACTGCAAACTCGGTTAGAAATTGCAAACCCGCTCCGAACTAATGCCGGAAGCGTTGGCATTGAGGTAACACACCTTAATCATGGACTGGATGCTGGCGACACAATTCAAATTGTTGACGCTTCTGCGGTTGGCGGAATCAATGCTAACGCAATCAATGGCTCTCGCTTGATTCAAGAGATCATTGACGAAAACACTTATAGGTTCGATGCAAGCTCTGCGGCCAATGCTAGTGAAGATGGCGGTGGTTTTGTAAAGGTTGTTACTCACGCCCCAACAAGCGACTGGGCCGAGCAATCGTTTTCTTCCGTGCGTGGGTATCCTGCAGCGATTGAATTTCACGAGAACCGCTTATGCTTTGGCGGCACCATTGCTGAACCCGATTCTCTTTGGCTGAGTAAGATCGGCAGCTTCTTCAACTTTGATGTTGGTGATGCGGCTGATGATGACTCAATCAACATTGTCGCTGCGACTGGTGACGTAAACGAGATTCGATACTTAGTGTCTAACCGCGACCTTCAGGTCTTTACTGCATCGGCAGAGCTATACGTTCCAACGTACCTCAACCAAGCAATCACACCGACCAACGCTCAGATTCGAAAGCAGACGCCTTACGGCTGTGAGTTCGTTGAACCGACTTCGATAGACGGGGCTACAATATTTATTCAGACTGGCGGTAAGGTTGCCCGTGAGTACCTCTACACTGACGATGAAGACGCATATACTTCCACTGCTGTCTCCAATATTGCATCCCACCTCATTGATGGCATTCAGGATGTAGCTGTTGTCAACGGGTTTGCTCAGCTGTCCGAAGGCTTTGCTGTGTTCACAAAAGCCAATGGCGATTGCACTGTGTTTAGTTCGAGCAGGGCTGAGAAGCGCGCAGGCTGGACACGCTTTACTACTCAGGGTGAGTTCAGTTCTGTAGCAGCTATTGATGATCGTTTGTTCGCATCAGTTTGGTTTGATGGCAGTGACTTGCGCTTGGTTGAGTTCAAAGACGGTTGGCAGCTAGATAAATCCAAGCTGTATAGCCTGACCTCAAACGTGGCCGATGTATCGGCTGACTTCAGTGACGGGATCGTTCTTGATGTGATTGCTGTTGAAGGTGATCGTGAAGACTATCTAGGCACTCATACTGTTGCTAGCGGCAGCATTGATCTGTCAGGATACAACCCTGCCTACACTGAAGCCTATATTGGATACTCATTTCCTGTATCCGTTACGACCAATCCAATCGATGTGGCTGCGGGAAATGGGCCTCAGACTGGCAATCCTCGCGGCATCTCTTCTGCTATCCTTGACCTTCGCGGCACGCGATCAGCTAAGGTGAACAATACTCCCTTGGTTACTGACGGTGAGTTCAACGGAAAGAAAGAGTTTAGATTGCTTGGTTATGGGCGTGACCCACAGATCACCATTACTCAAGATGAACCGCTGTCACTTCAAGTGAACGGCTTGATTGCGGAGTTAATTATCTAATGAGCGCAGCAGCAGCAGGCGCGGGTGCTTCCGCGATTTCAGCAATATTTCAGCTCTACGGCGGCATTAGCGCCAAGAAAACGGCTGAACTAAACGCTTACAATATTGAGACTCAGCGTATCTTAGGGGAAGCTGAGGCTTCGAATAGAAGCACTCGCAGACTAGAAGAGTATGATGCAAACCTTTCGGCTAACATTGCTTCCTTTGCAAAATCAGGCAGGGACATTGGAGGCTCTGATCGCTCCGTTAAGGCCTTCTTGGACAAGCAACGCGAGACTGCATTTGAAGATGTAAGTGATATTGCTTTTGGTGCTCAAATGGAATCGTTAAGCATGAGGGCGCAAGCTGCTGCTACCCGTGCAGAGGGTAAAGCCAAACTTACTTCTGCTGTTGTTGGCGCGTTTACCACTGCCGCTAGTGGGCTTTATCAATACAATCAAACTTCCTTTGGTGGGGCACCCACCGCAAACGCACCACAAACTAGCGTGCGACCAACACTTCGACCTGTAAGGGGGTAATTAGATGGCTGTTATTCGTGAGAAGCGCCAGTACAAGATTGGCCCTATAGGTGTAGCCCGGGCGTCTCGCGGCGGGGAAATTGTTGGTGAAGCGGTTGCCTCTTCTGCTAATCAAGTCGCAGGCACTCTCTTCAAGGTTGCTGCTGGTCAAGCGGAGAAAGCTGGCATTGAGGCTGCGGCGTCAACGGCTCGCGATGCTATCATTTCGATTGACCCTTCTACAGGTAAGCCTGAAGCCTTTAACCCACCTGAAGGCTTTGGTGGGATTGCTACCGAGGCTTATCAGCGTGTGGTCAACTCTCGCTTTCAGCAATCTATTGATGAAGAAATTAAGCTCAAGGCGCGTGAGCTTGCCGTTCAGTTTGAAGACAGTACCAACCCTGTTGCTCTCTATGAAACAGCAATGTCTAACTACATTGCCTCGATGTCGAATAATGCTCAGGGCACCTTCAAGCAATACATTGCTGACGTTGGCACATCCTACCTCAACGCCACTCGCACTAGCCTTGCTATTAACAAGATTCGCAATGAGCGCGCTGAAGCTAAGGCAGCTAACGCTCGCGCTATCGAAGAGGCTAATGACACCTTAGAGGCTATTGTTGCTGCGAATGGGGCTGCTTCATTTGGCGGGCAGGAAGGCTCGATGACTCAAGCTGAGTTTATCTCTGAGTCTGCGGGCGTTGCAATAAGCGACGCCTCTGAGGCTGGGCTGATCAATGCCGATGAAGTTCAACACATGAACTTCAAGCAGCGTATGGCTATTGCTCGCGGCGCTATCCGTCATGTTTCTGGTACGGTTGAAAGCTCTGAAGACCTTCGATTGATTCAGTATGCAATCGGCAGTCAGGACATTAGCGCGATCCCAGATAAATATCAGTTCCTTAAGGACGCTCTTTCTACAATTGCGCAAACCCCTTCTAGCCTTGCTCAGATTGAGAAGTTTTCAGATAACCTGTTGGCTGATCGAGTACAGCTTGTTCAAATTACAGAACAGCAAGAGCAAGCTAAGATTCAGGCGCAAGAAGCCGCTATGGTATTTGATCTGTCTCAGGAGCAAGCTACGCTTGATGCGAGCGCAAGGACTCTTGCCGCTAACTCGAAATACTCCCCTAATAATTTGGTTAATGTTGCTTCTGTTTCTTATTCAAGTGCAACCGATAGAGCGCGTGATGCGCTGATTGCGGGCAATGAAGACGAGTCAAAGCAGATCATTGCTAACCGAGACTCAAAACTAGCTGCGACTGTTGATGGCTTAGCTCTTCGCGCTCTATCTGGTCTCACACCAGATCAGGCTACTCAGCTTGAGGCCGCTGTTGTGCAGGGCCAGCCAAGCATGGCACCGGAGGGGACTGAGAATGTTGTGGCATCCCTTCTTCGCTTGTCAGGTAGCGTTGGGCCTGAAGTCATTGATAGTTTTACTAGCGAGGTCCGCTCCTTCAAGGAGGGGCCTGCTCAATTCAACCTGCTTCAAGATCGAGTAGCGGCTGAGTCCGTGGCTCAATCTGAAATCATGCCAGCCATTAAGCAAATTGGCTTTACTGCCGTTGGCCAGACCGCAAACTCTGTTGTGTCGGTCTTGGAGCAGATTGATGGACTTGAGGGTCTTGATCCTAAGATGGCTTCAGACATGAAAACGGAAGCATATTACAATGCCTCCTTAGCTGCGACCTCTGCTTTCTTTGGCACCAATCCCACTGAAGGGCAGATGGAATCTGCCATGGGCTACATTGAGACTGGCACTGTAGGCAATCTAACAATAAACCAGCAAGCCCTTCTGGATCGTGCGCGTGAGTACAACGCTGAGTCTGGTCGCACCTCGAACCTAAGGACGTATGTCAATGAGCGCAGTAGCGCTCTTAATGAGCAGCGTAATCGTGACGCAAGGGAAGCGCAGAAGCAGGATAGGATTTCTAATATCTATCGAGGTCTAGGCAACCCAGATAATGAGTCTGACCGTGGTGCATACTCAGATGCGTTAGAGGCTAAGTTTGAACTTGATGGTCAAACTCTTGGCGAGGTACTTCTTAGCGGAAGCCCTGAGTCTATTGAAATACTAAATGATATCAAGCAGACTAACATGCTCCCTCAAGAGCTTCACGATGCTTTCAGCTCGTTTGCTTCAGGCGGTATGATGCAACAGTTTTCGCCAGTCATTCTTAGCCACTGGCGTAATTTGCGAACAACTACAACATCAAGTGGTCAAGAGATTTTATCTCCTGCACTTGAGGGTTTAGCCGCGGATAAGATTGCTGTTTTGGACGCCATGTCTGAATATGGCCGAGTATTCGGGGACTCTTCTGATGCAATGTCTGAGGCTTTTGCGCCACTTCAGCGTTATAACTCTGACAAGCCCTATCGTGAGTCAATCGACTCTATGTTTGGTGAGGATGGGGTTGATGCCTTTGTTCAGAACATTGATGGCATTGGAGATGCACCTGCCTCTGCTTACCAAGGCTTTCGCGCTGCTGCGATTCAGCTTGCTGCGACTGGACGCAAAAGCCTCTCTGAGATTAAAGATCAGTTAGAGCGGCAGATTGAAGTAACCTACCCAGATGGCGATAATGTTGTTTACGGGACATCGATGAATGGTCGATCTCCCGCAGCCTTATCTCGTATTGTTCCCGGAAATGAGCGTGCGTTTATGTCCTTTGTTCAGGAGCAAGTTCTTGATGCGGGAATGACTGATCGCAATGAGCCAATTACATTCAGTACGTTTAGCATGAGCCGCGCTGAAGAGGCCTCTATGCGCCGCGATATGATTCAGTCTGGCCGTGGTGAGGAGTTCACTGATCGCAAGGAGCTATTTCTCCAGCCCATTAGTTCTGCTGTGCGCGGCAACACTGCCTATCGAGTTATGCGATTCAACAAAGATGCACCTCTTGGTCGTGAGGTTGTTATGCGCGAGCAAAACGGGACAATGATTCCATTCATTGTTTCCACTTCAGACCCTCGGTTTATTTCGAAGGTAAACAGTTCTCGCAATGCTTCCGCCCAGCAAGCTATAGATCAAGCTGAGAGCCGCGCACGTCGCGCTCAAGAAGTCTATGAGGCACCAGTACCATGACAGAACTGAACCAATACCGCCCTAACATCTCTACTGGCGAAGCTGTTAATCGACGCCCCACTTTTGGTGAAGTCACTCAGGCGACTATTGGTCAAACATTTGGCGCTGCATACGAAAACCTTCAGACTGCTTTTCTTCATGGCGGCAAGGCTGACCCAACCTTTCGCTGGCAGGATAATGTCAAAGGATACGAACAATTTTCCTCGTATCTTTCTGAGGCAAACAATCCTGAAATGATGGCCGCAATGAAGCGCACGGTTGAGAACTCATATGAGCGCAGAGCCGTGTTAGCTGACGCAACCTTGGGCCAGTCCTTGGTTGCTGAGCTGTTTAACCCCATCAACCTTGTAGCTATTCCTGTTGGCATTCCAGCCAAGACTATCGGCATGGCCGCATTCCGCAGTGGCGTTTCGGTTGGCGCTGTTGAGGCTGGTGCTGAGGCTTTTCTTCGACAGCCAAACGACCCACTCGCGACGTACCAAGAAGGTGCAGCCAACATCATTGGGGCTACTCTATTCGGTGGTGCTATTGGTGGTGCGGTAAACATACCAAGCATTTCTAAGGCACAAGCCTATGAGCGCACTTCCAATGCAATCAACGACTACTTCTCTACCGTTAAGGACACTGAGAAGCTCTCAGTTCTTACGCCAGAAGAGATTGAGAGCGTACCAACTGAGCGTCCTAACCGTGAGGTGCCAGAGGAAGAGCTGAACAATATTATTTCTGACCTAGAAGCTCGTGCTGCTGACTTTGAGGATAGGGCAACCCGTTTTGAGGTTGATCGTGATTTGCGCGATCAGGGTGAGCAGCTTCGCGTTGAGGCTCAGACATTGCGCAAAGAGCTTGGGTATCGATACCTTGATGACCTTCGAGCCTACGGCGATGACCCATACTCTATCATTGCGAATAAGTTTACCGACAGTCCCTTGTTTAAGATGATTAGTACGCCAATGAAGCGGGCTTTGCAGTCTAAGTATCCAAGCTCGGTAAAGGAAAAGTTTGTAAGTCTTGCAAACGATTCGGGCATTACACTTGCTCTCAATGCAGTGGGTAAGGCTGCGCCGCCCTCAGTGTATCAGCGCACCGCTACCTCACTAGGTGAGCTTGCTCGGGCTCATGATGACCTTATTAAGCTGTGGGCCAGCGAAACAAATGCCTCTACTTCTTCGGTGCTTGATCTGAATCTGTCAGATGTAGCGCGTAAGGTTACACGCTCTAACGACAAGTATGAAAGCTGGTTGAACTCTGTGAATACTCGCAGACTTAAGGGCGATCAAAACCTAACAGACGCAGAGAACAATGCTGTTCGTCGCATTAACGAATACTTCAAGGCCAAAGGCGAGATGCTTGAAGAGGTGGGCTTGATTCGAAGCCAGAAAGGTCTGGCCGCACGAGTAAATGCTCTTGAGGCTGAGATCGAAGCGCTGACAAACCGTCGCCAAGCTACAAAGAAACTTCAGTCGATTACCGCAATCGATGCCCGACTGAATGATTTGAAAAGGCAGCTCAAGGGCGATCAAGAAGCACTGGCTGCTGCCTCAAACATCACTGATACTGAGTCTTTTTATCCGCGGTTCTGGGACCACACCGCAATCAAAAAGAATCGTCAGGCATTTTCTGATGTAATTTATGACTGGTACAGCAAGAACCCTTTTGTCACTGACGTGAGGGGCGGGGTGTTTACGAAGGTCGAGCTTTCGACTGAGCCTGAAGCTCTTCGCAAGCGCGCCGAGGAAACCATTGATCGCATTCTTGGTGAAAAAGACCCAACCAATATTGATAACATCGGTGTTGGATATGGCCGCTCTAAGCACTTCCGTCATCGTCAGCTAGATATCCCTAATGCCCTAGTCACTGACTTTATTTCTACTGACCCGCTTGCCGTAATGAAGACCTATGCTGCGCGCATCGAGCCTCGCTTTCATTTCCAGAAGATGTTTGGCAAAGACTTTGCCGGGGCGCTCTTCGATATGGAGCTGGACATGCTTGAGTCTGGCGCAAGTGAAGCTGAGATCAATGCAATGCGTCGTGACTTTTCCGGTCTTTATGATCGCATTAGCGGTGCTGTCATTCGTAACCCTGATGCCCTAAGTCAGAAGGCTGCATTCTTTCTGCGAGAGGCTGCTTCCTTTGCATACATGGGTGGCGCTGGCTTGGCGTCATTGCCTGACTTTGGCCGCATTGTAATGCAGCATGAGCTAGACAGCGTGTTTAAGGGTGTGCGCGCTATGTTTGACAAAGAGCGTGTGAACCTAGCGGTTGATGAGGTGCGCTACTCTGGGGCTGCGCTAGATATCTTTATGCAGTCTGCGCACATGCGCATCTCAGAGGATTTGGCTAACAATTTCCAAGCCAACTCTTTGCTTAACTCTGCTCGCAATGCTTTTTACATTGTCAACGGCTTGGCCCCAATGACCACGCTCGCCAAGCAACTCGCTGGCATTGTTGATTCACACACTATCATTGATTACTCAATCAAGCTGTCTCAAGGAAAGCTGGACGATCAATCAATAACTTGGTTAGCGCGTCACGGCATCGATGAAGACTTTGCGCGTCAGATTGCTAAGGCTCCATGGGAGAAGGGGCCTGATGGGCTGTATATGGCAAACACTGACAACTGGGCTGATTCTATCTCTATTCCCGAGATTGATGGGAAGCGCATTAAGGTCATCGAAATTAACGAGGATGGCTCGCCTGTAGGCAAGAGTCGCAAGGGTCGATACATTCCCGCTTTCTACAACGATAAAGCGAAGACGATTAACTTTGATCGCGACTACATCGAGGGTCCGATGTTTGAGTCTAAGGCTTGGTTAAATCCAAAGATGGAAGGCGTGAAGGCGCTACCTGACATCTTTAAGACTCCTAAGCAGTGGTCAAATTTTATCATGCTGCATGAGATTAATCACTCTCGCTTTCGCCGTGAAGACTTGGGGTTTTCCAAAGATCAAACTGCTGAGTATGAAAACGCAATCAATGACATGGCATTGAAGGACTATCGAGAGGCTCAGACGCTTAACGAGGATACCGTTCTACGCTTCCGCACGGCATTGAATAGCGGTGTATTGAATCAGATTATGTCTGCAACTCCAGCAGATAAACCTTTGATTGTAGATGGCGTCGCTCACATCCCCATGAGCATTGCATCTAAGTTCGGAATGAAAGAAGACTCAATCGTTAAGGGTTATGCTCGCGTTGAGAACGGCTTTCTTGGTCTGCCCTTCCAGTTCTATAACTTTCTCTTAGCTTCCGTAAACAAAACGGTTGGTGCCATTGCCCACGGTCAAGTTAAGAACCGCGCGCTTGGTTCTGCGGTTATGCTGGGACTAGGGTACATGGTTACTCAGATTAGAACGCCAGACTATGTGTGGAATGAGATGAGCGTACAGGATAAGTTTGCTCGATCACTAGACATGAGCGGACTTGGCTCAATCTACTCTGATCTTTTCTATACCAGTATGCACACCTCACTTGCTTTCGGCGGGCCCAACATCACTGCTGGTCTTTTTTCTCCTAAGTACAACACTGAGAAGAGCATAGCGGATGGCGTATCTGGTCTAGCTGGCGCTGGCCCTTCGTGGGGCCTTGATATGGTAAACTCTATGGGCGTGTTTTTGTCGGGCGAATATGGCGAGGGCGCTAAGGAATTTGTGCGAAATCTTCCGGGCTCTAACCTTTGGTTCATTCGCGACGAGGTAAACCAGATTAGTCGAGGCTGGGCTAACTAAATTGTCCTAGTCTCTTTGTGCGTTGTTGGTTTCTCTTTGCTCGTGTGAATACGATTCAAAGGAGTAACCAATGACCATTGATCTTTCGGATAACAACCCACGCATTAACTATGCTGTTGCTCAAGGCGTAACTCAAACCGTCTTCTCTGTTCCGTTCGAGTTCTTTGATGATGCTGACGTGACTGTTTACGTCGATGGCGTGTTAAAGGCTGGGGGTGCTGATTACACGCTCTCTGGTGGCGATGGCTCAACGGGAACGCTCACCTTTACCACTGGCGTTACTGGTGCTTCTGGTGGCAGTACGGTTACTTTTGTGCGTCACATTGCTCTTGAGCGCACTACTGACTTCGTTGCGGGACAGGATATTAACCGCGCTGCGCTGAATGAAGAGCTGGATACTATCGTTGGCTTGATTGCCGATTTGGATGATCGCGTCGATCGCACCATTCATCTTAGCGATAGTGAAGTTGCGCCCTCGATGCTGCTGACTGAAGACCGCAAAGGTCGAGTGTTGGCATTTGACGCATCGACTGGTGATGTTGGTGCTGGCCCATTGTCGAATGACATTCAGGTCATTGCGGACAACATTGCTGAAATTCTAGATGTAAACAATCAGGCTGCTGCTGCTGCTGCAAGTGAAGCTGCTGCTGCCAATAGCGCCACAGCCGCTCAAACCGCACAGACTGCCGCTGAGCTAGCAGAGACCAACGCAGAGA